GGTGATGAAGATCAAGTCAGGGCTAGCTTTCGTGGTTAGTCAGGAGTTCCCTAAGAAGATTCACAAGCGAGAGGGGTTGGATGGCTATTTCTCTGTGTTTGACCAGCAGCTAGACCAGCTAGAGTCCGCTACCGATAGCGGCGTATGGAACGCCAAGTCTGGGCCTTTGTGTGGATGGTGTCCTGTGGTAAGCTGTGAACATTACAAACCGCCGAGGAAGTGGTGATGCCGTACAAAGACCCTAAAGACCGCAAGTACAACACTGCTGCCAAATACGAAGCTAGTCCGGAGCAGAAAAAGAACCGTGCTGCGCGTAACGCCGCCCGCGCCAAACTCATGAAAGAGGGCAAGGTTAGCAAGGGTGACGGCAAAGACGTAGCCCACAAGGTGGCTTTCGATAAGGGTGGTAGCAACAAGCAAGGTGTGCGCGTCGAGAGCGCTGCTAAGAACCGCTCGTTCAAACGTGATAGCAAACATAATTTAGTGGATGAAACCAGCAAACGAGAACGGAAGAAATAATGCAAATCGTTGACGATAAGGTGCTACTCGTCAAGACTACCGAACCCAAGACCATTACCGACAATATCAAGAAGAGCGCGGTATATAGGCAGGATGGGGATACGTACGAAGTAGCAGTGAGATGGGGCCTTAAGGAAACTAAGGCGCTCATGAAGCTCGGCATAGAAAACCCACCATCACCGATCCAGAAAAACTATAAGTGGCCCGGTAAACACAAGCCGTTTGACCACCAAAAGACCACTGCATCCTTCCTCACCCTCAACGATAAGGCGTTCTGCTTCAACGAGCAGGGTACAGGTAAGACCGCTTCGGTTATCTGGGCTGCGGACTATCTGATTAAGCTGGGTGAGATCAGGCGCATCCTCGTGCTGTGTCCGCTATCCATCATGAAAGCTGCATGGCAGCAGGACTTGTTTACCTTTGCGATGCACCGCTCTTGCTCCGTTGCGCATGGTGCGGCCAAGCAGCGTGAGAAGATCATCAAGGCTGGCAACGAGTTCGTCATCCTTAACTTTGACGGGTTAGCCGTGGTAGAAGACGCTGTTATCAACGGTGGCTTCGACCTTATCGTGGTGGACGAGGCCAGCGCCTACAAGAATGCGCAGACCAACCGTTGGAAGGTGCTTAGCCGCATCATGAACACGATCAAACCGCGTCTTTGGATGCTTACTGGTACGCCAGCAGCACAATCGCCACTGGACGCCTACGGGCTGGCTAAGCTAGTCAACCCCGATAACTGCCCCAAGTACTACGGCTCGTTCCGAGATCAAGTCATGTACAAGGCAACGCAGTTCAAGTGGGTAGCCAAACCACAGGCAGAGGGCATCGTGCATAAGGTGTTACAACCTGCCATTCGGTTCGAGAGGAAAGACTGTCTCGACCTGCCCGATGTTACTTACATGGAGCGCGAAGCTCCCCTCACCAAGATGCAGATGTCCTACTACAAGATGCTCAAGGACGAGATGCTCTTTGAGGCAGCGGGTGAAGAAGTTAGCGCGATCAACGCCGCCACCAAGATCAATAAGCTACTGCAAATCAGCGGTGGTGCGGTCTACACGGACACTGGTGAGGTTATCGAGTTCGATGTCAGCAACCGCTTGACGGCTGTCTTGGAAGTCATTGAAGAAGCTAGTCAAAAAGTGCTAGTCTTCGTGCCCTTCACACATACCATCCAGCTACTACGTGAGAGGTTAGAAAAGGAAGGAATCTCGTGTGATGTCATCAACGGCAAGGTGCCAGTGAACCGCCGCAGTGAGATCGTGCAGGAGTTCCAGACCCGCAAAGACCCCCATGTGCTTATCATCCAGCCACAGGCTGCATCGCACGGGTTGACGCTCACGGCAGCTAACACTGTTATATGGTACGCACCTGTAACGAGCGTGGAAACCTACCTCCAAGCCAACGCCCGCATCAACCGTCCGGGGCAAAAGAGCAACATGACCGTCGTTCATATTCGGGGTAGTGACGTAGAGGCTAGGCTGTACCACATGCTGCAACACAACATCACGAACCACGAAAAAATTATCGACCTCTATAGGCAAATCGCCACAGATACCCCTTGACACTGTAAAATGTTAAGATATGCTGGTCGGGCCTCAGGGCGAAGGAGCAATTATGATCGAAACCGAATTACCCATTAGCGATATGGTGGCAGTTTACCGTAAAATCCGGGCTGTTATCGACGAGAAGGAAGAGCAGCACAAGGAAGCTATAGCTGCCCTTAAGGACCAACTTGATATAGTGAGTAACAAGCTGTTGGAAATCTGCAACGAGCAGAACGCCGACAGCATCAAGACCCCCAGTGGTACAATCAGTCGGCGTATTAACTCACGCTACTGGACGAGCGACTGGGAGACGATGTATCGCTTCATTAAGGAAAACGATGTGCCGCAACTCTTGGAGCAGCGCATCCACAATGGCAACATGAAACAGTTCCTGCAAGAAAACCCCGAAGCCTTCCCGGCTGGGTTGCAGTGTGACCGCAAATATGTTGTCCAAGTTCGCAAACCAACCAACAAGTAAGAGGAAATTATGAGCAATCTTTCTATTTTCAAACAGTCCGGTGCAGTCTCAACTTCCGGCAAGCGGGAGTTAACTGGCCTCGCTAAGACCCTTGCGGCCACCAACAGTATGCGCCGCATCGCCACCAACACCAACGGCACTTTCAAGCGCATGATTAACGGTGAGCAGATGGGCAACGCTATCCGTGGCGAGTTCAATTCTATCATCGTTGACGCACTGCCCAAGGTTAGCCGCACCTTCTACGCTGGCAAGTATGACCCTAATGCTAAGGCTACGCTGCCTGACTGCTGGTCAAACCTTGGTGATAAGCCGGAGGCATCTGCCTCTAACAAGCAGCATTCCAACTGCGCCGACTGCCCACAGAACGTAAAGGGTTCCGGTGACAACGGTGGTCGTGCTTGCCGCTTCCAGCGCCGCCTTGCTATTTTGGTCGAGGGCGATCCTACTGGGGAAGTCTACCAGTTCAACGTGCCCGCCAAGTCGCTCTTTGGTAAGGGCAACGGCAATGTGCATCCGTTCGAGAGCTACGTTAAGTACCTTCTGGGTAACGGCGAAAGCCCTGACACGGTTGTGACCAACATCAGCTACGACTTGAATGCTGACAGCATGGAACTGCTGTTCACACCACTGCGCGGTATCAGCGATGCCGAGTATGCGCTGGTCGTTGAGGCACAGGCTGACCCCGAAACCAAGAAGTATGTGCAGCTAACTGTTGCTGCCACTGACGGTGTTAAGGCTCTTCCTAAGCAGGAAGCTTCTAAGCCTGCTCCCGCTCCTGTTGTCACTCGCTCCGAAGAGCCGGAAGATGACGACGAAGATGAAGCACCCGCCGCACCAGTGAAGCGCCGCGCCAAAGCATCTACGGTTGAAGAAGCCCCTGCTGCAAATGGTGACCTTGCGTCCATCGTAAACGCTTGGGGCGATGGCGCGGAAGATGAGGACTAAATATGTCGCAGGGCTACAGCCTTCGACTACGTGATCTAAACCGGAGGGCACCCAGTAAATCACTGGGTGTCCGCCTCGGGAAAGTGTGCATCAAACATGATGTTCCGGTTACGGTAGTAGCAAAGAGGATGGGGGTTACTCGTCAAACGGTATACAACTGGTTCGCGGGAGCAACTAACCCGCAGCCAGCGTTGGCCACCTTAATCGAGTCTTACATAACCCAATTCGACTAGGGCAAATGCCTACTGGTATCAGAAGCATATGCGGAGGGTAGCTTTCGCTGACTGGCACACATGACACAATTTGACCTCTTGAACGCTGTGCAGCCATCCTCCGGATGGTTTGCCGTGCTTGGTATCAAGGGAGTCGATAACACCAAACAGTACCTCGTGGAGACCCGTGAGGAAGTAGACGAAATCGCCGCTTTAATGGTGCAACAGAAGCGGAATGTTTTCTTCGGTGTGGCAAAGTACACTGATGGATCAGGCCGAAAAAAGAGCAACGTCAAAGCCATAAAGTCTTTCTGGCTGGATATCGACTGCGGGCCTACCAAGGCAGTAGTAAACCAAAAAACTCAAAGGCCGGATGGTTACATAGACCAGCCTACAGCCTTAGCCGCGTTGCAGAAGTTCTGCCGCACTATCGGCCTACCCAAACCTATCCTCGTTAATTCAGGGCGCGGGTTACACGTATACTGGCCGCTGACCGAAGAAGTAACTCGTGAGCAGTGGGAGCCTGTCGCTGCGCGGCTGCGTGAACTCTGCATAACCCACGACCTTCACGTTGACCCTGCGGTTTTTGAGGTGTCACGGGTACTACGCATCCCTAGCACCTATAACTATAAAGACGACCCAGCTATTGAAGTATCGGTAATCCATGAGGGTAAGCCGATTAACTTCGAGGTGTTCGTGACCTTACTGGGCGTCAAGATGCCCTCAACGGAGCCACTACCAGCGAAGCGTCCTCTCACTGCTCTGGGCAAATCGTTGCAGGATAGCATCGGCAAAAGCTTCAGACGGATCATGACGCGCAGTGCCAAGGGTGATGGGTGCCAACAGCTTCTCGACTGCTACCAGAACCAGACCACTATCTCGGAGCCTCGGTGGTTCGACGCTCTCTCAGTGGCAAAGTTTTGCGACGACGCCGACAAGTCCATCCACCTACTGTCGGACCAGCATCCTGACTACGACCCCGGCAAGACGGTGCAAAAGATTGCTCACATCGAGCAGCCGCACAATTGCGCCACTTTCGAACGGAACAACCCCGGTGGCTGCGCTGGGTGCCCGCACTTCGGGAAGATCAAGAACCCGATAAGTTTAGGCATGACAGTTCCTAAGGCTACGGTTGCAGACCGTACGATGGAGTTGCTCAACGAGCGCACAGGCGAAATGGAGGTGGTCACCATCCCAGAGTACCCCAAGCCGTTCTATCGTGGCAAGGAAGGCGGTATATGGCGGGAACCATTTAAAGACGAAGGCGATCCTGTCTTTGTATATCAACACGACCTCTATGTAGTGAAGCGTATGCACGACCCCGTGCAGCGCGATGTAGCAGTCATCCGGCTGCATACTCCTAGTGATGGTGTGAAAGAGTTCATCATCCCTAACAACAAGGTCACAGACAAAGCAGAGCTACGCAAAATCCTGTCAGGTGAAGGCGTGATGGTAGGCTCAAAACGTTTTGACCTCATCTGTGAATACTTAATCTCGGCAATCGACACATTTCAATACGGAAAAAGGGCAGAACTTATGAGACTTCAATTTGGTTGGGCTGACAATGACAGCAAGTTTATCGTAGGTGATAAGGAAGTCACCGCAGAGGGCGTATTCTATAGCCCTCCTTCATCAACCACTGAACAGATTGCCACACACATGGGCGCTGTGGGTACGCTGGAGAAGTGGAAGGAAGTGTTTAACATCTACGGGCGTGAAGGGCTTGAAGGCAATGCGTTTGCTGCGCTTACTACCTTTGGTGCGCCGCTTCTGCGCTTCTCCAACCAGAGTGGGGCCATCATAAACGTCATCCACCAACACTCCGGCACGGGTAAGACTACCATCCTCCATATGTGCAACAGCGTCTGGGGCCACCCGAAGCACCTCTGCACGACCCCGCAAGACACAGTGAACGCCAGCATCATGCGCCTCGGTGTGTATAACAACCTACCCTACACGGTGGATGAAGTGACTAACATGTTGCCGGTGCCTTTCTCCGACTTTGCTTACGCGATGGCGAACGGTAAGGGTAAGGAGCGCATGGAAGCCAGCGGCAACAAGCTGCGTGTCAACAACACACGGTGGCAGACAATCAGCCTCTGCTCCTCGAACGCATCCTTCTATGAAAAGCTGGTTAAGGCAAAGGCTACGCCCGATGGCGAGATGATGCGCATGATGGAGTATAAGATCGACTACTCCGATGCCGTGGAGGTGGCGTATGCAAAGCAGATGTTTGACCACCAGTTGTTCGGCAACTACGGCCATGCGGGGGTGATCTATGCCACCTACCTAGTTAAAAAGAAAAAGGAAGTGGTTGATACGTTCAAACACATCCAAGCCAAACTGGACCGCGAACTCAAGCTGACGCAGCGTGAACGCTTCTGGTCCGCAGTTATTGCCGCTAATATCACTGGTGGTTTGATTGCTAAGGAACTTGGCCTGATAAACTGGGATATGAAGCGCATCTACAAGTGGGCTACCCAGATGCTGAATACCTTGCGTGAGGATGTGCAGCCGCCAGCTACCGACCTTGTGACCATCATTGGCGACTACCTTAACCGCCACATGCAGAACATCCTTGTCGTGAACGATAAGGTAGACCGGCGCAGCCAGATGCCCATGCTGCCGCAGCTTGAGCCTAAAGGAGAACTGCTGGTACGCTACGAGCCAGACACCAACCGCATGTACATTAATGCTAAGCATTTTAAGAATGACTGCGTTGACTCTCAGATCAACTATAAGGAAACCCTAGCCCAGCTTAAGAAGCAGGGCATCTACCTCAAGCCAGAGGTGAAGCGGCTATCGAAGGGCATGAAGGTTATCACGCCGGGGGTTTACTCGTTGGTCTTCGATACGGCTGTGGGTGGCTTCCTCAACTTAGATAACATTATAGGTATCGACACTACGGAGCAGACCGACGAAGCGGAGCAGACCGGTGAGAGTGGGGGAGATTGACTACGACATCGACTGGCGTACCTTCAGGAAGGGTAGGTCAATGTTCTTTCCTTGCCTCGACATTGTGGGGGCCAAGCAGAGCATAACGGAGGTCTGTAAACGCCTACGGATAAAGATTTTGATGAAAGTCGTGATTTGCGACGGTATTAGGGGTTTACGTATCTGGCGTCAGTGAGTATGACGCTGTGCTAGGAAGTTGCTCCTTCCTCGGTACCCCTCTGGTATCATTAGCCCCCCAGTTTGCACCAACTGGGGGGCTTTTTTATTTCTTCTCTGATTCGAGGCGACGCAGATAGAGGTCGCGTAGGTAGGGGGTCTTCTCGTCCAGTGGCAATCCACGGGTGCCATAACTTTCGGCAGCATTACTAACCGCGTTGTTTTGCACCTCGTAGAACGAGTCTATCCCAATCACATCCGTCGGGTAGGTCTGGTTGAACGTGACCCAATCCTTTACAATCTGCTGCTGCGCAGCATCCGTCTCTGGGTTACTACCGTACTGGTAGCGGTCGAGCGCAGTCTTGCGTAGCTTATCCAAGAAGTCCGCACGGGCCTTCCCGACCTTAACCTTGATAGACTTGGCTTCGTAGTTCTGCTGCTGCTTCTGGTCGGCTTCGGTCGAAGCAAAACTAAGGGCTTGCAGGATAGCCTTGTCGCTGCTCCAGAAGTCCACATCCATGCCGACCAGTTCACGGTTGTAGTTTGTCTGCCCTTCGGTAGCAAAGCGGTTAGCCTTGGCGATGTTACCAAACAGCTTTGGTAGTCGCTCCAAAGCACGGTTGGTGTAGCCATTCATCAGGTCCTTACCAGCCTTGATGTAGTCCATGACCATATTGCCAGCCGCGCCGGTCATAATACTGAACGTGTAGTCCACCACTTTGCCTTCCGGCGTATCAGCACGGGACTCCCTTGGTAGGAAGAACATAAAGTCCAGCGCTATCGAGTTGGATAGGTCAATGTCAGTGATGGCTGAGATCGGCCCTTTCTCGACCGAGCGCGCCACTAGTTCAGCCGTGTCGTCATCGAGTCCGAAGAGGTTAGCAACCGTGCCATCCGGCCCAAAAGTCTTAGGTATCCAGACGTTCCGGACCCACCAATCAATATTATAGGTAGCCTTGATGTTGCCGTCTTCGTCGAGGTAGCTTAGACCGCCTTCTTCCTCATCGTCATCGCCAAACGCCCACATTAGCAAGCTAGCGAGGGTGGTAAAGAAGCCGTACAGCGGCACTCCGGTGATACCCGCATAGAGGCCGATATTGAAAAGTGCACCGGTCGCAACCTCGATGGCAGCCAGCCGCTCGCCGGGTTCCAATTCGCCAACCTTAATCGCCGTGTACATGTTCCGTGCCAACAGCGACGTCATGAAGTAAGGGTAGCTCATAAACTGCCCAGCCAAACGACCTACCCCTGCGGTCAGGACACGTGGTTTGTTGTATGATGAGAAGTCGAAGGTAGCTGCTAGCGTAGTCTCCACAGCCGCCTCAATAGCGTTCTTCTTTGCTTCGGCGTGGGTCTGGCCGTTCTTCTTGTTCTCCCGATACGCCAGTTCCAGCGCAGCCATGTAGGTAGCTTCGCGGTTCACGCTCTCCATCTGGTGCATCAACGTGCCCATTGCCTCGAAAGCAAAGGTCGAACCGCGCCAAGCAGCCGTGTGGACACGGCCCTTCATAAGCTCTTGAAGCGCATTGCTCTGCTGGGGGTCAGCGTTACCATAACCGCCAATCTGGTTGGCAAAGGTATTCCCGCAGAGGTTTAGGTCGCGGCCTTCGTTCCACCCTTCCGACAACACCTCGTAGAGTTCCGGGTCGCTTTCTTCCTTGAGCGCCGAGATCGGGTTGTCGAGCAGGTTGGGCTGCTTCCAGTCAAAAGTCCATTTGTTCCCCGGACGGGGGGTAGCTTTCAACGAACTTACAACAAAACCACCAAGGCTGGAGAACCCGTACTTAGCCAGTGCAGCGGTGGCCTTAACGTGACCGTACTTTTGGGCCAGTATCGGAAGTACCACGATATGAAGCTGTGTAAGCTGGATGAGCGCAGTCTTAGGGTTAGCCAGATACTGGTAGAAGGCCATCTTATTACCAAGCTCAATAGCGCCCTCCCAATAGGGGTTGCCCCGCTCAGGTGGCATCAGGTCGCTCCTCGTGCGAAGCTCGATTTCCTTGATGAAGGCGTTCATCTTCTCGCGGTCGGGTGCACCTTCGAGGCCGTCCTTAGCGCGGGAGATTTCCGTACGCAGCTTCTCACCGAACTTGGCGCGTTTCACATCGTTAATGGACGAGCGCCGGAAGTTGGCAAAGTTTTTCAGGATATCAGTGCTGTAACCAGCGCGCATCTTGCGCGGAGCCATGTGCTTACGCATATCGCCCGCCGACATAGTCTGCAACCACAGGTCAAAGACTTGGCTCTTGAGCGCACCGATGTCTTTTGGGTCACCGTCAAATAGGTCAAGGACTTCTTTTATTGGGCCTCCTGACACCTGCTGAAAGTTGCTCCGTAGGTCTTCGACATTGCCGGTCTCAGTGACTTCTTGGTTACGAGCTTTCATAATCCGCACAAATTGATTGCGCTGAGTTTGAGTTTCAAACATTTTAAAGATGCTGTTAGCACCCGTACCCACACGCGCGTAGTACGAACCAAAGCGCATGGCGGGGAAATAGATGACCTGATCCATAGCAGGTTTGAATTGTGCTTCGAGCTTCTCCAACGCTTCGTCGAGCGCCTTGTCTTTCTTGGTCTCCTTGAGGCGGTCACGAAGCGCATTATACTTGGCTTCTAAGTCGCGCCGATGGCCGTCCCGCAGAAGCTTAAAGATTTCACGACCCTTACCGCCGCCAAATTCCGGACGGCCAAGATCACGCCAACCATGCACGCGCTCATCACCGGGGACGCCTACGTAGACGCTTTTAATTTCGGCAAACCGACGAGCGATTTTATTTTCAGCTTCCTTTTTACCCTTGGCGTCACCAGCCGTGACGTTCCCCAGTTCAATCTGAAGCTCCTTGGTTTTCTTATCGAGTTTGGCGTACGCCTCAGGCGTAGGTGCCTTGGTCGGGTCCACCTGATACGCCACGGCGGCAAACTCAAGGTCCGACAGAGCCTGTGCGGCCTTCGGGTACTTCTTCAGGAACTCAGCAACCTGCTCCAACTCATCGGCAAGCTTTAGGTACTCTCTGGTTTGGAAGCGGGTAACGTCTTGCCGAATAATCCGGTCGGCTTCAGTGAGACCCGGAATGCGCCCCTTCAGGATACGGAAGATGTCCTCGGTCGAAAGGGTCGGTAAAATTAGCTTCCACTTACCAATATCAAGGGTGTCGATAGCACCGCGCAGAAGCGCCAAGTTTTCTGTATCACCACGCGCCAGTTTGGCGAGGTCGATGCCACCACTCAAAACGTCAGCGGTATCGTTGGTAGCCGCAATCCGCTTCTGGATACGGTTCATTTTCTCCCGTACAGCCTTGGCCTTGGCCAGTGCCGTGCGCTTTTGCGCTTCGGTCAGGACGACCAGCTTACCACCAGAGACGACCTTAGGTGTAGGGGCCTTACCCAGACCAGTTTTCTTTTTGCGCTGGTACTTGTTGGCAACCTCAATGTCGCTGCCGTTAAAGATCACATAGTTTTTAACACCAGAGCTATCCCCAGCATACACGTTACCACGGATACCAGCGAGAAGAAGTGCCTGCGATGCTGCCTTTGGAGAACCAAGACGCTGTTCGAGTTGGCTATATAGCCCTTCTCCGTATTGGTTATATCCGTAGGCAACGCTTAAGGCAGCGCTTAAACGAGACTCAATAGTATTCAGTTCTGAACGAACTACCTGTAGATCATCCATAACCGCCTGAAGTTCACGGTTCTGCGGATTATCCGCAAGTGCTTGGATATCTGCTCTACGTAGGACGTAGACATCGCTGACGCCAAGTTTTTTAAGCTCCGCATTGCGACGGTCTAGCAAGATATCGTATTCAATCGAGACTTCATTTAGCCTGTCTCGCTGTTTACCGAGGGCTTCTTCTGTGGGGGGTTGTAGACCCAGCCCAGCCAAACGCTCTTGGACAAACTCCGACTGCTCTGAAAAGGGCTTATCCCAGTTAAGTAACCGCTCTTCTTCAGTATTAATGTTAGTCTCGTAAAGTTTTCCAGCACCCATAAGCCGAGGGTTTGCAGCGCGGATCGCAGCTTCTGCAGCTTTTACGGATGCTGGGGGGTAATGGTCATAGTTATACTGCATATCGGTAATGGCCTCATCAACCGACATACCCTCAGCAATTTGATTAAGCGCCCATTCCGCAGGATAAGCTGGAGGATAATCACTTGTTTTTTGCAAACCAAGAGATTCTATTATTGAACCAACGTCAAAAGATTTTTTTGAAATTGTACGCCCGCCAACATCTATCTTGACACTTTTTCTGGCAAGTTCATCCCGATAATACTCGGCAATCTCTTTTTTGGATGAGAAATACAGACCCCAGCCGTACAGGGTTCCAGCCCCAGTACCGATTGCTCCTGTAGAAAACTCATCAAAGTCGTGCGGGCTACCATGCCAAGCACGGAGCATGTAGCGTAGACCCTTGATGGTAGCGCTCTTATGGGGGCCGTTTATGATCTGATCGTGTGCCATAGCCAGAATGGCCCGCACTTCTCTGTCAGAAAAAGAAGACTTGATACCGACCCTGCGGCCCATGTCTTTGATGATAGCAGTGATCTTTGCCCAGATGTTGGCGTCAATGCGGCCTTCCTCAGACTGGATAGCCAGAACTTCTTCTAGGGCACGGAGCCTTGGGTTTGAGTTCTCAGGGTACGCCCCGGAGTTTTCTTCGAACCAAGTGTCAGCCTCGTCCCGCAGCTTTTTATTGCCGTCGTAGATTTGCTGAAGAACGCCATCAAGACGCTTATTAAATAGCGCACGCAAACCAAGGTGGCCCAGACCCTCATGATACAGGGTGGCAGCAGCATCGCTAACATCAGCAAGGTTAGACGCTAGGATATAGATGTCACCTTCAGCGGTAACAAACCCTTGTGCTTCTTGAGCGGCATCACGGATAACTGCTTCTTTTAGCGCAGGAGGAAGGTCATCTATCGAATCAACAACATTGACATTGATGTTCGCCCTCCATCCGGAAATTAAGCCGTTAATATACTTTTGAACAGCTTCCTTAGTAACCCCCTGCCCTGTGCCGTCACGACGGTAGCGTTGATTGAGATCAGCGTCAGCAAAACGGTTTTTAGCTTGCTCAAGAGCATCGAGGATTTTTTCGGGGGAACCGCGCTTGTTTTCAGCAGCAGAGACGAGCAGGTTGTACGCCTTCTCGTCAATCTCAGGCTGCGCGTTACCGTCCGCGTCTTCACCCCAGTAAGCATCTTCAACAGCATTCAATGCGTCAGCAAACGGGTCTGGCTCAGCAACGGCTTCTTCGGCTACTAGCTCAGGTGCGACCTCTTCGGTTACTGGCTCAAGTGCGACCTCTTCGGCTACTGGCTCAGCCGTGCGTTGAGTTTCGTACTCCATGCCAGCCTTGTAGGCATCCAGAGCTTCTTGGTCCTGTGCGTCAAGGATTTGCTGGTCAGTCAGTGGTTCAGCGCCGCGCTGAATATCGCGCACACCTTCATTAAACATAGAGGGATTAGCAGTCTGCTGTGCAGCTTCCTTCTGGGGTGAAAGCTGTGGTTCAAACGCAGGCTCAGGTGCAACTTCTTCAGCTACCACTTCGGGAGCAGGTGCTTCCGTAATACCTAAATCACGCGCTGCTGTCTCAGCCAGCGAAGGAACAACACTACCGGTAGGCGCAGTAGCCTGCTCAATAGCTGCTACAACAGGAGCCACTGCAACTTGATCGACCGAAGGCGCAGCCTCAAAGGGGTCCAGTGACACTTGCTGCGAAGGTCCAAACCCAAACTGAGGTTCTTCGCCCCGTTCGATTGACGCCATATCAGCGTCATACTGCTCCTGAAGCTGCGCGCCGAGCGTGGTCTTTAACTCATCGGCTCTGGCGTTAATAGCTGCGATGTCCGCAACAAGCTTGTCTTGGATTTCTTGAGCGTTCGCAGAACCTGTGACCGTAGTGCGCGAGGTAGACGGTGCCTTCTCGCCACGTAACAGCGCTCCGCGCTTAAGTACCGAGTCAATCGCGTCATAAGGATCGACTTCAGGGCTTTGGATAACGATGCGCGCAGCCTGCTTCTTTTGTTCTGCGTTGAGCTTCTTAATGCCGTAAACTTCTTCAAAATCAATAGCCGAGTCCGTAAACGCTTGTTCAATGGTAGGCACCGTAGCCTTAACTAGTTTTGCTGTTGGTTCTACTAGTGCAGCGACTCCCGCTCCTTCGCCAACAGTAGGAACTGATACGCTAGAGACAGACTGCCCCAGTCCTCCTGTGACAACTTCTCCAAGGTCTGCAGCACCGGGTGCGGGCGGCGGGGTTCCGAGATCAGGAGTAGTGCCTGCTCCAACTCCTCCGACGACATCCACTTCGGTATCAACATCGGCCCCTCCTTCCGCCCCAAAAAGGGTGTTTGCAATAGCCGTATCGTACAGCCTACCTGCGTCCTTTACTACTTGGTTATAGGCTTGGCGTTGGGTTAGGTCAGGGTTCTGATCACGCAGTGCCTGTGTCTCAACGGTAACTAAACGGTAAAATTCCTGTTCGACTTGAGGAGAATTAGCTAAATCCGTCTCGCCCTTGGCTTCTGCTTTGCCCCGATTAACTACGGCGTTAACACCTTCAACACCACCACGCAGACCGCCACCGACGATTGCGCCATAGGTAAAGTTTTCTTCGACTCCTTCAGTTATATCTTTTTCAGAGTTGTAAGCGGCCCTCTCTACAACATTTTGCGCAAGCTGCGCACCGGATTCTTGCGTACCTTCTTCGAGGGCGGCAACACCAATACGACCCCGCGCAGTCTGTTGGATATCAGCTACAAGCGCACGGGCCTCAGCAGCAGCAGCCTTTGGCGACATACCGCCAACTTGCACACGCTCCGCGAGACTTGCGATTTTCGCAGTCATAGACCCACGCAGTTTAGAAGGCACCCGCGCCATCATAGCATCTAGGGTGAGAACTTCTGAAGCACCGATAGCAACACCGAGTGCCTGTGCAAATGCGCGCACGACAGGGTTAACGGTAGTGCCCGTCTCTTGCTCATACCGTTCTATAGCTTGACGTTGCTGTTGGGCACCGGGACCCGCACCTAATGCCAGTTGTGCCGCTTGTTCTACCCGTGCGATTGCGGGTACAGCGCGTGAACCAGCAGCAGCCATACCTAAGCGGCTAGCGCCACGAGTAGCAAACGCAGGTGCAACACTACCTGCTACTTCAGAAAGCCGCCGACCTTGTTTAGCAAACGTACTAAACTGCGCTGCATCACTCTCGTCCGGCGCAAGGTAGTTTTTAACAATCCCTTCGCCTACTTGTTCAGAGGCTTTGCCGAAAGCTTCGATACCTACCGCACCTAAAAGACTAGGAATACCTGCGACTGTGCGAACCGCACCAGCACCGAACCCTTTGAGTTGGTCCATAGCAGCTTGGCCGAATGACCGTTCGGGCACAAGTGTACCCGTCCGCTGCATGTAATCTTTCTCACCCCTGATATCCCCAAGGGTTTTACGGTATTCTTCTATTCTGCCGCTGGCGTTCTCGCGCATACTTGCTGTCACGCCGGGTAGTTTTGATAGCCGTAGTGTTTCATCAAGCTGTCGTTTTTGGTCCGCTGCATACTCGTTAAGGTATTTATTCCTATTAGCGACTTCAGCCACCATAGAGGCAGGCGCAGGCGCAGCCGTCACGGGGGCTGGCGTTTTTACCTCAAGACGCTTAAAAACATCTGCCTTCGGGATATCCGAATAGTATTTTTTATGAAGCGCATCCGCCAACTCGACGTCGTTCATGTCGTCGTACTGAGGATACTGGCGACGGAAGTCGGCAAGAGTGCCCATATTTTCCTACCTATTAAATGTTATGGGCGTCCGCCACGGAGACCTGCTGGGTCGTTGCTGCCACTCCCGCCGCCAAACGCACGGTTAGTAATCGCTTCAGCCTTGTCATATAGGTATTCCTTCCCAGCGTTCATCCCTCCAGTCTCGACACGCCTTAGGTACTCAGGGTCAGTCGCCGCGTTCCTGCTGAGGTCGTCGAAAGTAGCGCTAGAGAAAGCAACCCTGCGTTCTGTGAGGCCCATCCTACCAACATCTCGCTGGGCCGAAGCAGAGATGCCTGTTGAGGTAATCCCCGCAGCCGCTTGGATTCTAGCAATACGCTCTTGGCTGTTACGGCCAAGTATCTCCAACCGCTCTTGCTGCTCGCGGGTGAGACGCGCAATATCAAACTCACCATACTTGTTAGTGCCGTCTTGGATAAGCTTAAACATATCAAGGGCTTCTTTGTTGCTAAGACCCTCCTGCTGAGCCAAAGTTTTGATTGCATCGCGCCGATCAGCCTTGCGTTCTTTTGCTGCAGCACCGATACCGGGCAGGGCTTCGGCCATGCCAGCACTAGCAGCTTGCAGGAACGAGCCGGGAGTCCCGGCCATCTTGGCACCAATCTTCCCCAGAGCCAGCCACATATCTTCCTTCTTACGGCGTCCCAGTTCCTCGGGGCTACCTTCACCTTTAAGCAGGTCCGTGAGCGCGTTATTCGCTTCGCGCTTAGGATTGTAGAAATCCTTAATGGACCGTTCTTGTTGAAAGGGGTCCCTGAAGTTACCGTAGTAGCTCTCAGGTGAATTATCCTCCGGTGCCAACTCAGGCTGAACAACAATAGTGCCGTCTGAATCTGTTGGACTCGCTCCCCCAGTGGTGAGGAACTGTTTCCTATTCCTAGGCTCGTCTACCTCTTCACCGTCAGCACCCGCAGCAAACGCAACAATACCGCCGCTGGCATAACTGCCAGTGTTTGGCTCGTCGAACATACCATCAGGAATAGGGAGGTCGGTAATACCACCAGAAGCATACGGAGGCACCATACCACCCATAGCCATACCCGGAGGCGGAGCGCTAGGCTGACCCATAGCAGGAGGCTGACCCATAGGTGCAGCTTGCGGAGTAGCACCAAGACCAGCGGGA